TTGAAAAACACCACCTGCATAAGCAAGCACACCTTTGTTAGTTCCACCAACATTTACGTTGTATGTAGCAAAATTTACAGTATCAGTAATTGGAGAGTTAGATACACCAGTGAGTGTGATACTCGCCCCTGTTTCTGAAAGAGCAAAAACATTACCATTTGAAATATTATCAAAATCGTCTCCTCCTATTGCTTTAAGATAGAAATAATAACCATCAACATTACTTGTGATTTGTTCAGCTTTTAAAATCTTAGCTCTTTTGCTGCCGAGGGTTATTTCTTTACCTGCTAGAGAAGTGAGTTGTTCTGAAGTTACAACTGCTGAACCTAAATTAACACCAATTCTTCGAATACTTGAATCATATGTTGTATAACCTCCTAAAACTCGGTCACCATCTTTAAACATATGACGACCAAATTTATCAATCTGATCTTGAATATTAGATTGAAGCTGGTTAAGCTCTCTTACTTGAACACTCCTCCCAGGCCGAAACAAGATGCGAAGATATTTATTATCTTGATCAAAATCATCAAAATGGGGTGTGTTAGAATATGTGGTGATTGCCATAAAATTTATTTATTATAATTGTATGATAAGCTTTACTTCTTCAGTTTGAGAAGATCCGCGTTGGAATGGTGCTCTATTCTCGTGAAAAATAACTTCACCGTTTGTTGTACCATTCGGCGGAGAGTCGTATGCATCCGGTGGAGAGTCGTACGCATTATACTCAGGTCTGTATGTACCAACGCTATCTGTATTTGCGATTGTATTAGACTCCGACTTAACCGCGGTGGATCCGGAAGCATCAATGAAATTAACTTCAGGATTTGAGTTCTGGTGATAGTAAAGATTCTGTGTAGCAGAATCATAATAATCAAAATAAAACTTAGCAACAGGGTTAGTGCCGCACGTAAGAACATCACCTTGAGAAAGAGAATTAATAATTGTGGTATCTGGTGTACCAGCGAGCTTAACATATTTAAGAGCATCTAAAGTAATTGCCCCTGCAACGTCACTTCCTTCTCCATGGTTCGTGTTTCGCGTAAAGTTTTTCAAAAGTGATACTTGTCTGAAATCAATAATTGCTGCATCATTGTCAGTTTCGGTATTTACAAACTCAGCTGTAAGACCAACAAACCATGTCGGGAGAATATCGATTGCGTTAATCGCGTAACCATTTGCAGGTGCGACAGTAGCATAAGCTGTTGCATTCGTTCCACTTGATGCAGCGATCGCAACTGTCACATATTTAACACGATTCGATGAGGTAGCATTTAAATGATTGCCATCAATATGATCCCAATAGCTTTCTGAACCATCAGTGAGTGGACTTTGGAGTGCGTCAACTAAATCTATGCGAGTAACAACCCCGCCATCAATTACTGATCGAGCACTGATACCGGTATTGACCACATTACCATTATAATCAACTGCTGTGATGAGCACTGATGGAGGGTTGGTGTATCCGGTTCCTCCATTCGTAATTCCGATGTGGCTAATGAGTCCACCTGTCAATTGCTTTTGTGCAGGTGTGATTGAAGGAGAACTATTGATGGGAACGAACTGATTAGTTAAAAGAGGATCAGTCGTATCAATGTTAGCAACATGCGCCCATACATAACCTTGAGCATCGCCTTTAACAGTAACCCCATAAAGACTATTAGCCTGTGGTTGTGTATTAGAAGCAAGCACTGCAGTAAAATTAGATGTTGTAGCAGTGTTAGAAAGGCAAAGATAAACTTTGTTATTATCTGTTACTACGCAAGGATACATATCGCCTGAGGTATAAAACATATCATCATCAGCTTCGTCGTAAACTTTATACTTTCTTCCTGGAGTCCATGGGTTTTTTGCAATAAGTTGTTTAACACCTGTTCCTGCTACGTCTTTCAATACTGAAAGATTTGAAATAATATCATGATCTTCTTGAATTGTTCCCTCTGGTGTAGGAGGAGAAAATCCAGTAGTGCTTTCTGAATTACCGTTACTATCATTTACCCAAGGATCAGCTTTTCCAAGACCAATGGAATATCTGTTGTTACCTCTATATGGCCATGCTCCGGGTGGGTTTTCTGATGATGAATCAAATTTTGAATCAGCTGAAGCTTTTATATCGTTTACTAAAAGTCTAGCTTGATTTCTACGAAAATCGTCTGTAATAATTGCAGGCATAAGTTGTTTCTATTTAAAGTTATTTATAATGTTTGTACAAGGATATTTTATTCTTATACACAATTTTCTACTCCACCAACCAAAGTGCAAACTTCACTACCTTTTGGATATTTAAGTTCAACTGCTGGTTGTGGTGCTTCTTCGGCATCAAGTCTATTTGCTACATATTCTTGTTGATACTCGTTAATTAGTGTTGAAAGAGGTTGTTGAAAAATATTTAATTTACAAAGTTGTGCTGGATCATCCCAAAAACCTCGTTCGTAGTAGTGAGCAGCATTAATTTGATTTGTCCAGTTGGTTGATACATATTGCATCTTCGCTTTAATACCAATGGTGCGATCTAAAGCACTACTATTCGGTCTTCCAAAAAGTGGAAAGTAGTTTTCTGCCACTGAAATAACTTGTTCACTAATATATGTTGAAAACCAACCTGGTTGATATCTTGGCGTATGTGAACCTTCATACGAGTCGAAACCACGAAGTCTAGGAGGCCTCAAAGACTCGAACCATCCTTCAGTGTCATCAGGTGTTTGTTCGTATTTTTCAAACTTGTCCCATCGGCTGTTTGAATTAGCAAATATGTCAACTAAAACAAAAAATTTCATACCGGCTGGATGCACTAATCGTTGGAATGCGCTTTGCCATCTTGAAGCTTCAACATTAGTTCTAATCCTATAACTATAATCTTGCCAAAAGAGCGAATCTTGGATTTTATCAGCATTTGACAAGAATCCTGAATCCTTTGTATACACGCCATTAACACCTACACCATCGAATGTTCCTGCAGAAAGTTTAAATAAGTTGTCTCCTGGATAATAAACATCAACTAACGAATCAAACATTATTTGAAAGAAAACACTAACACTTTCTGGTGTACCCTTTATTCGATAATAATGAACAATTCTTTTGTATAGAGTATTGCGATCAACAACATTCGAATTAGGAACAATCTTAGCAATTTCACTTTGAATAGCATCTAAATATTTTTCAGATGTCACATCAATATCACCTTCATCGATAATGTGATCTAGCTCATAGGAAGCATATCCTTCACGATTTAAGTAGTTATAATATTCCTCCATAAAGGAAATAAGATTCCCCGCAGAATCACGAAGATATTGCGGAACCAATTCCCGAACTTTATCTCTTTCGTGATTTGAAGGTCTATAATTTGCTATTGAGGTGTGCATTAATTTAGCGAGGTGTTGTTACATAATCATCTATACCTGAGGTTCCTCGTGTTGCGATTGTGTCGACAGTAGATGTAATTTTAGTATTTTCTAAATCAATTTCGATTATTTGATTTCTTTTAGGTGCAACATCATTTGATTCAGGTCTAGCGAATAAAGTAACTATCGTATCTGTGTCAACATTAAAATCATCAATTTCTATAATCCCTGTTGAGGTATCAATTGTTCCAACATTTCTAGCATCTACAACTTTAACTCCATCAGAACTAAAAAAACAACGCGATATACTACGAATATTTTCAACACTTGTTTCTTCATCCTGTAAGTAGTATGTGATTCCTCCACTTATGAAACCGCTTGTTGAGATTAAAGACTCTGTAGGATCAGAAGGATTATCAAGAGGAAAATTAAATTCTAATTTGTATGTTGTCGTATTTGCGTTTCTAGCTATGAATCTTTTTGAACAATAAACACGGGCGTATGAACTAACAATAGAAGGATCTAAGTCGCTAATATATTCTAAGAATTGTGAGTAGCGGAATACCCCATCGAATGTTTCAAGATTGTCGTCGCTAAACTTTGAAACACCATCTCTGACTAACGCTGAAATGCTACCTGCTCCTTTGTTTGTAGTAGCAGAGTTATAGTTAACAAAAATATCAAAATAAATAAATGTAAATTCAGGATCTACGAATTTTGGTCGGACAGTTAAAATACCTTTTGAATCTAAGATAGGAAGTAACGTATTTTTTTCTGTTTCTGTGAGTGTTGCCGCATTTGCTGGTTTAGCTGAAATAAATACTCGGCCGTATTCTGGAGGATCATTATCTTCACCGCCCCATACAGAAATCGCTACTGCTGATGAGTTAGAACGAATTAATGCTTTATAGTCATCAGTTGTGACTGCTCGGTTTTGGGAAAGAAATTGCAAAGGTGTGTTTGATCGAATACTTTCAACACTTTCCTTGCCTCCTCCACCTGAAGATGCGCTGGAAACAGTAATTGCTGGTGAAGGTGACAAACTAGTATTTGTAAATACAGAAACTCCATTTGCTGCTGCACCCTTTGTAGAAAGATATTTAATTTCTACAATAGAACCTGGAAGAGGTTTCTTACCAATAACATTGTCACCAAACGAGATTTCAAATCTTCCGTTAGGATTTTCATTAATAAAGTAAACAGTTGAATTACCATCAATCCCAGGCAACTCAGAAAACTGAGTATATGTTTCTGTTTGTGTAGTACCGATTGAATCACTTACGCTAACAACAATTTTTGAACGATCAACATTGACATCTGGTATTTCAAATTTAAGGTTTGCTACTTTATCATCGAAAAGATATTCCTTTCTTTTAATTGAACCTTCATGCGCAACAAATTGTGAAGTAGGATCGTCAACATCATTAAATACAACAAACGAATATGATTGATTACTAAGAGTATCAATTGCTGTAAATGTTGTACCTTCTTTAATTTCTGTAATAGAAGGATCCAAATTATTTAATGTTATTGTGATAGCAGAAGCAGAAACACTTTTTGGTGTATATCCTAATGATTTCGCGCGGGCTACAACATTCTTACGAAGTTGGGCCGAAGAAATAAATGTTTCATTCGCAGCAAGGTGCGCAAGAACAGCATTATAGTGTGTGTTATGTGCAAGGATGTCAAGAATAAGATTTAAACCAGAACCATCAAAATCAAAATCCTTAAATGGACCATCTGTAAGTTTATAGTAATTTTTAATTTCGTCTTTAATCGAATCGAAATCAAGTTCAGTAATATTGAATTGTTTAATGGCCATAGTTTTTATCTAATTCGGTCGAGGTAAAAAGATACCTCGGTGTTTATATTTGTATTCCTTATTTGAAAAATGATAGTTGCAAGAAGTCTGTTGTAATCTGCATCCAATTCTATTTCAACCTTCGGATCGCTGACGCGAGGTTCGTGTTCTTTGATAACACGAAGCACTTCGTCTCGTATACCAAGAGCTGTAAATTGATCAACATTTTCAAAAAGATATTGCGTAACATTACACCCAAGTTCAGGGTGAAACGGCCGGTCGGAAAAATTACTTAGCACAAGTATCTTAACAGCTTGTCGTATTGCCTGAATATCTGTAACAGGACGAATGTCTTTTGTGTTTGGATGAGGAATAAAATTAAGTGGGATGTCAGCAAAAAGACCAGAAGAGTCTACAGCAAGATCTCTTGGTACTTGCTCGTTAACATTGAAATCTGATCTTAATCCCATATTACTATTTATATCGAAACTACCCCGATTACGTCAGGAAGATTACCTTCTCTTAATATTAATTCTTCGTATAATCGAATACCTTCTCTTACATTCACCTTTGGATCAAGAAGCTCCCGAATATTCACATTTGGACAGGTGAATGGATTAATACTAAACAGGCCTAAGCGTTGAACTTCTTGCAAATTGCCTGTTGAGGAATATGATTGAGTGGTTGTTATAAAGTTTGCATTTAACTTCGAAGACTTTTTCATAAGGGATATGAAGTAGTTTGCATATTCTTCAGGATCACCATTAGTGACTTTATGGGCTACGGAATTTCCAGGAACATATTTATTGAGCTTCGATGCACGAACCCTTTCTTCGATTTCAACCCGAAGAAACTTTTCCCGCACAATTCCATTTACATCTGGTTTAAGATAGATTGCTTTCATATGATTATTTGTT